TAACTATTAGGTATTAGGTTATTAGGTATTATATAAATATTATTAACTAGGACTAATACCAACAGAAAATGTTCGCAATCAAGTTGCAAACATTTTTTGGTGAATAATATTTTTAATATTGACACAGTGTTTTGGTAGTGGTATAATTTTTACATGGTTAAAGTTTTATCTTTGGACTTATCTACAAAGAGTTCAGGCTTCTGTGTATTTAATAATCACAAGGTCATTGAGTATGGTACTATCAAGAGTGATGAAGATAGCTTTATTGAACGTGGTCAGTACATGGCAGAGTTTGTTAGACTTCTCTGTGAAAAGCATGGTCAGTTTGATAAAGTGTATATCGAAGAGCTTAAGGTAATATCTAACCAAAAGACCTTGGTAATGCTTGGTATTGTTCAAGGATTGGTTATTAGAGAACTCCGTAATAGCACAGTTAGCTTAATACCTCCAACAGTTTGGAGAAAGCCTTATGGATTGAATGGTAAGAGAGCAGAAGCCAAAAAGAAGGCTATTGAACTCTGTGTAGATAAGGGATTCTCTGTGAGTAATGATGACGAAGCAGAGGCAATCCTTTTAGGTTTGTATGGTGTTGACAAAGCTTAGGTATTATGTTATACTTAACTTGTACGCTTTATGGTTGAAGCCATAAGAGGACACCTCCTTACAGTTCCTATGGGGAGTATTTCTCCCTGTAGGTTTGTGTACGTATAGCCAAGTGGTAAGGCTGTTGGTTGCAACCCAATGAGCGTCAGTTCGACTCTGACTACGTACTTTGGTTAATAGGTATCACTCATGTGAATACTAAATGATGGTTAAATCCGTCATTATGCCCTTGAGGGTAAAGTTAATAAGTTTAAATGAGCACAACGTAACCACATAGGTCTTCTAAACCTATCTCATAAAACTGTGGGAAGGACGAGTAGAGGTTCAATTCCTCCGTTGTGTATGGAGCTGTCTATGGAATTTAAGTTAGATAAAGGTGTAGGGTATATGTATTGCTACAACCCATCACACCCTTTAGCAAACAAAGCAGGTAAAGTCTATGAGCATAGATATGTTATGTCTTTGCATTTAGGTAGATGGTTGAATACTGATGAAGTAGTACACCACAAGGATAAGGATAGAACTAACAATGATATTCATAACCTTGAACTAACAAATGCCAGAGACCATGCAATTACACATGCTGTTGAGAATGGTACAGTATACCTTGAAAGATTTTGTGAAAACTGTTATAAACCATTTGAAACTACTGAAGCTAAAGACCAAAGGTTTTGTTCAACAAAATGTGTTGGTGCTTCGACTAAACGCTTTGAAGTTCCTAAAGACAAGCTCAATGAACTACTGTGGAAATATCCTACAACACACATAGCTAAAATGTTTGGTGTTAGTGATAAAGCTATAGAGAAGAGAGCAAAGAAACTTGGTCTAAGTAAACCTCCAAGAGGTTATTGGGCTAAACTTAATTCAGGTAAACTTATTAACTCTTAGAGGGTTCGATTCCCTCTAAGGGCATATCTCTATTTAATAATTTTGGTTCACACTTATGCTTAATTTAAGAGGGTTGGATTCCTTCTGTGTGAGTATTTAATCTTGTGAAAGGAATGACTCATGGCAGTTAAGACTAAACTTTATTCAGAGACTATGAGAGAGCTTAGTGCTCTTGATGAAGACTCTTTAAGACTTTACCAAATGCGTTGGGGTTTAATTGATGTTGAGGAAGAACTAATCAACTCTGTAGGTTATCATGCCTATAGTCAAATCCCTCCATGTACACCAATCGCTAAGAACGCTATGTTACAGATTATGGCATCTTTTGAAGATAGTGTTGAGCGTAAAGAATGGGCTGACCGTATCGAAGGTAAAGCTACACAAACCACAGTCAATGTCAACCATGACACTAAAGATGGTATTGAAGAGCTTAAGAACTACACTAAAGAGAAGCTTGATGAACTCTTTGGAGATATGTAATGGCATCACACAGTCCGAAAGAAGATTTATTCAAAGAGCATTATGATGAAATAGTTAGTCTCCTAGAAGGGTTTGCAACATCTGTTGTGACTATGGGAGACTATCTTAGTGCTGAAGAGGCTTTGATTGATTACCTAATTGACACTTATTCCGAAGTGTTTCTAGGAGAGATTGATTATATCTTGGACTCTCTAGGAGTTGATATGACACCACAAGAGCTTATTGAAGTTCGTAATGGTGTAAACACAACTAACTATGCTAGAAGTAACTACTCAAGGCTCAGAGAGATTTTTGAAGCTCATGCACAAGACTTAAGGGCTAAGGTTATTGATTCCACAGAGACAGTAAACATTGATGACTTACTTTCAGACTTCAGACACAAGCTAGACAGAATAGCTATGAGTGAAGTACAGATGCTTATTGAAAAGGCTTCTGTGGAAAGTGCTAAGTTATTTGAAATTGTTACTGAGAACTCAATACTTAAGACTTGGAACTGTGTTGGTGATTCTAAGACATGTCCTACCTGTCTTGCTATGAATGGCACAACAATACCTGTCACAGAGAGCTTTTCTAACGTAGCACCTTCTGTGGATATTGAAGAAGAGCTTAGTTATACTGGAGGAGATATTGTTTATGCACATCCAAGATGCAGATGTTGGGTCACTTACTCAAAAGCGTAAGGTATTATCCAACAAGGAAAAACTATCAATCCTTCTTGACCAGGTAACTCCTCAAGACCAACTTAAGGATGCTGTGAAGGGTAAAATACCTAAGCACTTCAAGAGGAATACCATTAGGGAAAGAGAAGGTTTTGAGAAAGAACTTGAGTATTATAAGCTAGGATTCACTACAGCCCTATCTGAGTTTAACCTAGAGCTATGGTGGTCACAAGCAGTACAGTTCGGAGCTTTCCTAAGTGGTAAGTATAAGACTGGTTACTGTGTAGCAACTCCTCGTTATGGTAAATCATTCCTCTGTGGTATTATGTCTAACCATTTTGCCTATGAGGGAGAGAACTGTTACGCTGTAGGCTCTACTCAAGAGTATTCAGGAATTATTATTCAACACGCTAGAGAGATTCTAGTAAACTCTCACCCTGATGTTAAAGCTATGTTGTCCTTTGATGAAAAGGATGTCACAGCAGTAGACAAAAGGCTTAAGCGTGGTCTATCTTCATTCTCTAGTGAGGGATTCTCCTTCAGAAATGGAGGTAAGCTAGAAGGTCTATCAGCAGGTTCAAACTTTACTGACCCCTCTAAAATCCATGTCATTGGTAGAGGTGGTAATATGTTTGGAGATGAGGCATCTGATATTTCTCCTATTGCCCTTGGTCACATGGGTCGTAGAGAATTTGAATCGGATGACGGTAGAAAGCTGATTATGTACCTAATCTCTAATCCACGTTCACTTAACAACTTCTATGACTTCATGGTAAATGAGGACTTAGCAGATGACGAGTTTGTGATGTGGTTAGATGTGGTTACAGCAATGGAAGAGGGTAGTATCAAGTATACTAAAGACCAACTAATGAGGTCACAGTTTACTATTACCGAAGACTCCATAAGGGAAAACCTTCTTTGTGAGTTCCCTACAGAGCGTTCTTCATTCTTTGATTCGTCACCTGATATTCTAGATAGATTTGACACTAGAGGAAAAGACCTTGACTTCTTTATCGGAGTCGATAGTGCCTATAAGGGTTCTGACAGTATACAGGTTACTGTGTCTGTGGTTGATAAGCACAATCACTTTACTGTTGTGGATACTAAAGACATTAAGCCTGCTGAGTGGATTGATGGTATAACAGCTATTGAGATTGTGAATAACATTGTCACACTAGCAAATAGGCTTAATGCTAAAGCTATTGGAATAGACGCAGGTGGAGGAGCACACATTGTTCAACCACTGAAGATGAGAAGACTTTCAGGACAACTTAAATGTCCTGTGTATGACATAAACTTTGGAGGTAAGCCTACAGAGATTAAGGTCATTGCAAAAGACCCTAGTGCTGAATATGCCTTTAACCGAAGAGCAGAGATGCACCTTATGTTAAGAGGTATGATGGAAGCACAAAGGGTATCATTTGTGAGAAAAGTTTGGGATGGTATTAGCAGACAGATGTCATTCGTTTCTGAGATTCAGAAGCCTGAAGACAGACTTGTTAAAATCAGACCAAAATCTGAAATTAAGAAATTACTTAAACATTCACCTGATGAACTTGATAGTGTATTGCTATCCCTTCATGTGGCTGAACTGTTTTACCTAGGAGGTAGCTAATGAGCTGTGGCAAATGTCGCAAAGATGAGTGTGGTGGCGATTGTGCTATGGATAGGTATTTTAATGCAGAGTATAAGGACAGACTAGTATTTCAAAGTTCAGGCTTCAGAGGAACTCCTGTAGGAGAGAATCTAGAGGACATTGAAAGACTAGCTTTAGACCTACCTGATGTAGATTACATTTTGGATAACATTGTGAACTACATGTTTACCAACTACCTTACTACAGAAAACTTTGATAAAGATAAGACTCTAAGAGATTATCTATATAGCCTTAACTTCAATGGTCAGCGTAATTATGATGTGTTGAAGCAAGTAGCTAAAGGTTATCGTAAGTATGGTTACTATGGTCTATTAAATACAGGTGAAGGTTTAGTTGGTATACACCCTAAAGATATTCTAGCTTGTGTAATTGATTATCCTAAGAAGCCAGTCCTTAGACAAACGCTTACATACCTAATCAAAAACACAAATACTTATATTACACCTTATGACCGAAAGACTGGTAACAATAGACCAGTAACAGACTATTCACCAGAGGACATTCAAAAGATTATAGAAAATCCTGAAGAGTACAAGAATGAAGTCCTTGTGGTAACAGAAAAAGAGTTCTCTTGTGTACGTATTGATACATCTCAAGTATTCTGTATGTCACCTTTGCTTAAGGATAGAAAACGTGTTGAGCTTATTCTTAATATTCTTAACCGTATGAACTATGATATTTCTCGTAATGGTATTGGTACTATTGCCTTGCAAGCTAAGGATACTCTTGAAGAACAGATTGAAGAGAGTGTTGAGCAAGGTACAGCGTTTAGTGGTGGAGAACTACTTGATATGGGTAGAACTGCTAAAGGTGAAAGAACCAAGAAAATTATTGAGGATATGAATGCTTTTGCTGAAAAACTTTCAGAAACTGAGTTCAACGATGCTATTGTGTATTCAGGAAATTTCCAAAACTTAGAACAACTTGAACGTGATACTAAGGCTACAGACTTCCTTGACTACTTGTCACAGTATGTTCCTGCTATCATCTGTCAAATGTTTGGAGTTCCTGCTAGGTTATTTGACCTTAACAAAACTGTGTCTAACATTGGTACTTATAGTATTATTGATAATGCTATGAAGAACACAATTATCCCAATGCGTGACCATTTCTTAGGTCAAGTAATTCACATTTTGCAAAATGCTACTAATTTATCTGAGCATATTAAGTTTGATAGTTATGAGTTCACTAACAACTACAACTATAACAATGACCTTTACATTCTAGAGGTTTATGAAAAACTTAAAGCTATTGATATTAAGATGGCAGAAGCGTACTTGAAGAAAAACTTAATTGTATAGGAGAAGAGATGTCTAATAAGATTTTATCCATTGAGGAGTTGTCAAAACTGCAAAACAGCTTTGTGGAAGCAACTCAAACACAAGAGCCTGTAGCTATCCAAACAGCAACATCTTCTGTTGTGAATGGAGATAGCACTAAGATTGGTTCTGCATCACCAAAAGACTACACAGTTACTTTGTGGTTACCTATTATTGGTAAAGCACCTGAAGGAGCTGAGATTGTTCAAGACGGTCATGCTTACATCCAAGAAATTTCAGCTAAATCTAAGTATATTACTCCACGTATTGCACGTAAAGTTCGTAACTATGCCTCAATTATCTCAATGGCATTTACAGACTTCCAAGAAAATGGTGATACTGAGATTTACACTCCTGAAGACTTATTCAAAGTCTATGAAGTGTTTGATGACAATGTTATTGATGCTTGTGAGAAGCTAGTAGGTGAAGTTTTAGGTATTCCTGAACACTTGACTGAATATATCACAGATGTATCACTAATGACTAACTGTGCTAAGATTCTGAGAGAAAACCCTTCGTTTTTTCAAATTGATTAGTTACCTTGTTAGGTATAATTGGGGATTAGTCCAAGGTAAGGTTAAGCCTATAGATGAATACAAAGGTTTAGCCTATCAGGACATGGTAAACATTGAGCTTGATGATGTTGAGGAAATGGTTCTCACACTGTGCAAAGAGTACAACATGCAATACCATTATGTTATGGATAGTATGTACTACTCTGATGTAACGGTCATCTATGCTAAGTTGGCTAATGAGAAGTCATTTAGCTCATACAATGATTACCTTAATCTAGATGAGGAAGCTAAAGGTAAGTTTGTGACTGACTTTGGTAAACCTAAACCATATATCTATCAAGTGTTAAATGCAGATACTCAAAGAGTAAATATAGAAGACAACAAAGACGGACTTAAAGGTATGTACCGTCATGGAGGAACTTTAGATGACTGAAATTATTACTGATGTTTTAGGCTTTCTTGATGAGAAGCGTAAGAACATTCAACCAGAGTATACTAGAGCAGGTAAGCCTGTTTATACTCTACGTAAATATGCAGAATTGACTGACCTTGATGCTGAGGTTCTTATCAATGGTGGAGTTGAAAACGTAGCACAGAAAATTCCTATCATTGGACGAAGTGGTAATATGCTTCGTACACCTAGAACATCTTATGCTGTGAATGTGGATGTGGCATTTGACAATCGAGTTAAAGTGTCTACACAAACAACAGAAGATGGTAAAGAAGAAAAGGTTTACACATTTGTGGTAGACCAACGTGCTCTTATGGAGCAATCATCAGGACACCTTTATGCTAACTACATTGTAGGATATGTAGTAGGTAAAGGAAAAGGTAAAGGAGCTAAAGCTGAAGTACGTGGAATTGTTCACGTAAAAGAAGATGAGTTCCTTAATGAATTTGATACTACCTTTGATACTCAATCAATGGAAGAAATCATGGAGCTTATTAACAAGTACCGTCTTCAACATGGTACAGCTAAAGTTCTTGAAAACATTGAATTTTAACTTTATGGTATGAGAGTTGCTAAACTCTCTTTTTTTGTTATACTATTATTAGAACATTCGATGAAAGGAGCACATAGATGGCTACAATTAAAGTTCCAGAAATGAATTTGAAAGTTGAAGTTGCAGATGAAACACTTAACTTTAAGTCACCTTTAGCTGAAACTATTCTTGCTCAACTACGTAAAGTTGTTGTAGGTCAAGAACAAATTCAATACTTTGATGTCACAGACAAGAAATTCAAGTCATTCACTTACTGCTGTGGTGATAAATATGAGTTTAACTACACTCTTAAAGAAGTTAAGCTTAAAGACACTGAATTTGATTGCTATGGCTTTCCTATTACATACGCAGGAGATAAATAATGGAAGTTAAGGAAGTTGGGAAAACTTACCAACAACACCTTAAAGAAGTTCGTGCCAAGCAGTTTGGTTATGAGAAGGAAGTTATTTCTCCAATCACTGAAGGTACGAAAGTGAAGGTGGTTACTGAATGAGTAAGTTTCGTGTAGCTCGCTTTCTTAACAGAGACTTGGTAGTTCGTGTGAACTTCTTAAATGACAAGAGTATTATTCAAAACCAACGTAAGTATTTTGAGTTTTACCCAGGAAATGACAGTGAGAATGATGGTTGGTATGAGACTACTGACCAAGTTCTCATTGAAAGTCTGAAAGAGGCTACGGAACAACTACCTTACTCTCCTGAGACTGAAGCAGGACTCAAGAAGGATAAAGTTCAGTATGAATACTCCTACTGTGCTTCCTGTGGAGGTAAGAAAGT